CTTTAAATATAACTGCTTTTAAAATTTTATAACTTTTGATACGAAATTATGTAAGATTAGTAGGACTCACCCTCTAAATAATAAAATGAAAACTGCTATAGTTTGCTTAGAAGATTTTACTAGGGGTTTTGTACAAACCTCAAAACCAGTTTTAGATAATCTAAAAATTTCATAAGCCCCTAGAGTAGTATCTAAAGTTCACTAGACGCTAAGGATAGTAAGAGTTCAAAACTTGTTTCTGAATATTATTAAACATCCTATTAGTGGATTTGTTAAAAGTTAAAGTATTTGATAATGGGTTCTTTCGGATTGGTTAGAGCTTTGTGGAGAGCTACTATTTGAACATGTAACTTTATAAACCCATTTAGTTGGTTTTATCGCTCTTAGGATTGTAATTATGAGTAGGAGTCAAAAATCAAAAAAGGGGTTCACTACATGTTGAATAAGTGTGGCTTAGGGTACCTGATTAAGGAAAAACATCAGGCTGATTAATCTGATAAAGAAATTCTCTTAGCTTTTATTTAGTTGAAAGAGAAAGAAGAGAAAGAAAAACAAAAGTCAGAAGATTAGAAAAACCATGATAAAGCTGGTAACGATGATCTATAAGAAAAGGTTTTTAAAGCTGCTTAAGGACAAGATCCATCACGTGGTCTATAACAACATGAGCTCTCTAAGAGTCTTATAGAAAGCGTATCACAGAAAGCTGTAGTACGTGTAGACAATAAATATCTTGATAAATTGAAAGATTTGAAAAAACCTAAGTCTAGATAGTTTAGAATAACATAACGGGCTAAAGTTAATATTTCTAAAGACATGGTTTAATTACCCAGCACTAGAGTGGGACTACTTTGTTGTGTAACTCCCCTTCTTTATGTTGCTTCATTATCAAATCCTGAGTATATTGCGGTATTAAGCTCAGTCCTCGATCACTATTCATAGTGAAGTGACACTGATCTAGTTAAATAGAGAGAAGATCTACAATTTGAAGAAGCGATCCTAACACAATTGGAAGACAAAGAAATGTTTTGGGTTTCTTTAAAAGAAATTTTGTTTAACAGATATAAGTCGAGCTTTCATAAATAGTTGTTTACTATTTTAAGAAGAATGAGAGCATAGTTTAAGGTGGAGTGCGTCTAAGCCAAAATTTCAAAACAAATTGAAAACTAGATTTCTAGACCTTTACAAGCCCTTCTTCTTAGAGCCTTAGGGTTTTAATATTTAAATCTTGATGCAGGGCTTTGCTCTGAAACCTTGGATAAGAGCCTCAAAGTGTCTGAAGATGAAGATTATTCTTAAATATATTAGGAAATTATGAACGGTAAGGAATGCTTAATAGGTTACTTAGTATATTAACACTAAGGATAACACACACTTACGTTCGTGAATGGTTAAAAATAAGATTAAAGTATAGTAGTAGATAAGCTAACAATTTCTTTAATAGAAATGATGTGTTCAGGGTTAGGAGAGAATTCCTGTAATCATACAGAACTCGATGATTTCTTTGAGTGTAAGACATGCCCAAAGATTGAAATTTTCTAAAAACGCTAGTCCTTGATTTAAGCTTATTTAAACTAGTTAACAAGTCTACTAACTGTATTTAAAGGTGGTGTGTAAAAAGAGGTGATTCACACAAAACCTGAAGGTTTGTCCTCATAACAACTGTGGCTTGTTCAGTTTACCTTAAATGAAATAGGAGCTGAATTCGACTTCCCAGTTGGGTTATTGACGAAAAGTGTTAATAATAAATCGAGAAACATTATTAGTCATGTCAATCTTTAGTCTTTTAATAATTGGGCAAATATGAAAGAAAAAACCTATTAAATTGACGAATTTTAAGAAGTACCTAAAGCAACTTTCATTATAGCTTCACCTGCTATGAAAGGTGCTGAGGGTTATATCAATTTTGAAGTCTCTAAATATCCTTGGCCAGTTTTAGCACAAAATAATGTGACTTCTGATTTATATAATAGATTGCCTGGTGGTTTAAAAACCTATTTAAACCTATAAGACAATTCTAAACCTATTTCAGCTACATAAATCCCGTGTACTGAATAGACACTTAAATTTGCAAAGAAGAATAAATCAAATCCTTGTAAAAATCAGGTTCCTAAGAAAGTTTTAAAAGTTCGTGAGATAAAAGTCACTAACTTAGATAGACACCAAATATAATAGATAATGAAAAACATGGTAGATGAGAGGAAAAAAGCTGAGCTCTTATGCTTATGGACTGCCTCTACATTTAGGTGTACAAAAGAAGGGTAACAAGATACTTTTCGAATACATCACAGAATAACTGATAGAGAAGAGTTTAAAGCTATAGGAAAAATGTTGTAATCTGCTGGTTATCCAATAAATATCGATGTTTGAAATAGTCTTTTTAATAATTTTCGTAATAACGAATGGTCATACGAATAGTTCGAACCAGAAGGCGAAAGGATGGTCTTAAAATGGAAATCAGCTTAGAATACTCATTAGCATACCTACAGTAGAGCAACTACTGATGCTATTTAACATTAAATAATTAATAATGAAATTACAAAAGGTATTGATGAAATAGTTGAATTAGGTGGAAATTGGATTAGCTTTTAGTAGAGGGCACCTGGTGCCTCTTCACTAACAGGCAAAGTTATCAAGTACACCGGATTTTCACCTATCTTAGATTATAAAGATGAACAAAGATTCTACAAGAATTTTAGATGGTTAAAGGACAAGCAACCTTAAGCGTATAGTTAAATTCTAAATGACTTTAAAAAAGAAAAGAATTGTGAGGTACGTTTATAAGGTTCTATTTAAATAGATACCTTAGCAGACCCAAAGAAACCTTCTTAGGTGAATTCTTATACGGTAAACTATACTCAATACTTCTGTAAATTTAATACTGATACTATACTTTAAGACTTATCGGATAGGACCATGTTCATTTTGAAAGATGTTTCATATTTTTCTGAAGCATTAGCAGGATTATAAATCCAATTGGAAATGAACACCGAAAATATTGCTATGTCTACTTAATAGTTATACCCTAAAACTACTAGGGGAAGGACAATTAATTATTCTTATGGGTAAGGTTCATATGAAGTCTTCTAATAAGATGGATAAGCGTGGGTTAGACATTCATCTAAGTATAATGATGGTAAATATTATGAACACCCAATCCACCTACACTCAGAATTGTAATCAACCTAAAAAATAGGCGATTTTAACTTAGTATATTGTCCCCTTTATGAGACAGACCTAGGAAATGGTGTAGTTGTTAGTGGTGGTAGAATTAGTTTTAGTAATAAAAAATTAGTTGAGATAGATTGCTAGTTGACCATAGATGCTATAGAGAGGGCCAGAGAAATAGCATTATAAGGTAAAGGTTTTTTCGAAAAACTAGGAATCCATAAATAGATAGTTCATCTAATGTCTGAGTTGTAAAAAGATGAAAAATTTAAGAAATCAACTGATGATATCCTTGATAGAGCTTGCAAGCAAGCTATAAAAACTTATAAAGAAGTACCTGAAAGTGTTATGAACTAGTTTTTAGTAGAAACTCTTGGGAAGGATATAAAAGTTACAGCTAGTAACTGGATCGCCAAATCAGCATTGATTGAGGTTCAAGAAGTGGCTAATACCTTTACAGGTACAGCTATATAGACTGTACTTCATATTGCAAAACATCCAAATGATTCCTTACAAACTAATGCGACACCTTCAGTTTAGAGAGATATATATATTGGTCTCTCTATATAAGCTCTGTCTCTTATTGGCGTTGTTAAGGGAGGTTACTTCATCCTAAAGAACTTTATAAACTTTGCATAATATGCTAAAAATTAAAAATTTATGACTGGATTTAGGTAGACTTTAAATACTGGCAAGAAATATAAGACGGTTTTAAAAGAAGCTCAAAGGATCCTATAAGTGGAGGAGAATAGGTCTTGCATGCCAACTCTTATGAAAGTACTTTCAGCCATAGGTTGTATTTACTTGTTTAAGTGGGTATCTACATGGACCTTTAAAACCCGTCGAGGTGATCTTAAGGAGGTATTTGAAAAGAAAACTGCAAGCTTAAAAATAGAACATTATCGTCTTGTAACGGATGATGCTCTACAGTAAGAGAAAGTAATTAGTGGGTACTTAAAAGATCTAGACGATCCAAAAAGCTTACAAAAATATTCGAATACTGGAATTTTAAGTGAATCACTGAATTCATATTCTGCCAGGGACCTTCAGTCAAGATGGAACCCAACCAAGTAGACTTGTAATTTACTTGGGTTGATTCAAAATAAGGCTAAATTGTATCTCTAAACTCATAAACGGAGAGAACCAGTAAATTTAGCAATCCCAGCCCCAGTTGAACTTTAACCTCATGTTTTAAATGATGATAACTTTTTCACGGTTATCATAAATCGTTAAGAAGAAGATATTTAACCTTACTTAGAATCTAGTTCACTAGCGTCTTCTAGTTCTTAAGAACTTACTGATACAACAAGTTAAGTTAGTAAGAAGGTACCTACCTAAATATCTTTCAAAGAGGATTAAGAAATTAAGCTTATAGACCATAATTAGACCAATTTGATTTAAGAGGATGCAAATTTAATCAAATGCAAGACTGGAACAGTAGAAAGCCCTTCAACTCCAGTTGATAAGAAGTCTCAATCGATCTCTAGGGGTAATTGTGCTATGACTAAGTTTGGTGGCTTAATAGTACGAGGATTTAAAAAATAAAAATAATTACAAAGGGAATAGAATCTTCAAGAAAAAGAATAGCATTAGATTAGTGTTAAAGCACATATGCCTGGTATAAATAGATTTAAGAATTAAGATATACTAAATCCATTTAATAGTGGAAAATGTACAGATCTTAGAATCTATAACGAATAGGGCTAAGAAGTATCTAAGGCTAATTAGATTCAATATCTGAATGAAAACTACCATTTTGAGGAATGTATTGATTAAGAAGTTGAAAGAACTGTTATTAAAACTGGCTCAAAAGAGCTAGTGAGTAATAAATAACAGCCGAGTCTTCCAGCTATAAATGATAGATCAATAATCCAAACCTTAATAACTACTACGTTAGGATTTTAAGGTAAACCTGAACCACTATATAAGGAATATTTTATCTAATGGTCTAAAGAATTTGAAGATAGCTTGTCTTATTAGGTTTCCTTATCTATTGATATGGCTCTAAATGACTATCCCGATCTATTAAATTTAGAATAATTCGCTAGGACTCACGTTAAGAGTGCAGAATATTTAAAGGCTTATTATAGTCTAGAGGAGAAGGACTTCTCATCAATAAAAGATTGCTCACTTTATCTTCAACCTAAAGATGAGACAAGTTTTAGAGATGAGAAAGATTTCAAACTCAGGTTAATTTTTAGTCCAAAACCTGAAGTTAAATTATTAAATGGGTTTGTATCCAGAATTATGAGAACTATAATGAATTATATGACATTCAAAAGAGATGGTAGAACTATAATTAGATCTGAGAATTTAGGAGCGAAGACTTTTGAATCTCCCATTATGACATGTCAAAATACTAGCACTATTTCAAAGTGTTTATTCGATGCTTCCTCCAAGTATAAAAACCCATGTTTTTATACTTCTGATGGAATAAACAATGACGCATCTCAACCTGATTGGTTGATTAATAATGTTGATATATCCTTTATTAAGAGATACATCTTTCCTGTATTAGACCTAATTGATAACCCTCCAATGGTAAAACTCCTAAAAATGGTTTCCACTAAGACCAATTGGAAGATTAAGGTTTATTCACCAAAAACTAAGAAATTATTAATTTCTTACACAGCGGTGGGAGGAGTTTACTCAGGGTTAGCTACTCTAACTACTGAAGGTACCAATCTAAGGTAAATATATGTCAACACTTTTGTTGGTGAAGAAACTAATACCGATCAATAAATACGACATTACGTTGCAACAGATGACGTGACAGGCGTAGGTGAATTTGAAGATGTAGTTAAATTTGTGTTGTCTAGTAGAAGATACTATTTAAACGAAAATGCTCCGAATTAAAAAGGACTTGGTTTAGCTAGAAAAATGTTTTTGACTTGGAATTATATTGAATTCCTCTCAAAAACAGGAGCATTGGGTCCAGATTGGGCCACACTATTAAGGTAGAATAGTAGATTTTGGTAGACAGCCTAATTTTCATTAGGTTTAATTAAACTTAAAGATATGTCTTTGTATGATTACAATTTAGCTATCCTTAAGGCTCTAAGTTCCTACTCTTAAAATAATTAATTTTAATAGTAGTCTATATTGAGTATGGCTAATGATATGGGTGTATCATTGAAAGATCTATTTAACTAGAATAGTTAAGTCTTAGATCATTTTAAAAATGATTTTTAATTTTAATATAAATTAAAGATGTTATAGCCCAACGAAGAAGAGAAAACTAACGAGTCTGAACTTGACTTGATAGAAAAAATTAATAAAAATGAAGCTATCAAAGAACATACTAGCTATTTCCATTCCTTAGCTTCAGAACCAGAACTTTAAAACCATTATAATGCTGATAAGTTCTTTGAAAAGAAGGACAGTATTGACCCGTAACCCACTTTAGGTAGAAACGGGAACATTTAATATGGTGATATTTCTGTTTAATAATAGATCCCAACCATTAGTATGATTATAGGTGATTAATAGTCTATGTTGTGCAAGAATTAATTAAATACTAAGACAATTAATCTTCCAATCACAATAACAAGTGATTAACCTATAAATCTTGATTTAGTTTAATTGGAACCTTTGTAGTTGCACTCCTCAAAGGACTAAATATCTAGAGGTTGTGATCTAGAAATGGCTAATAAATAAAAATCAGTAAAGATTCCAAAAACAAACAATCCGAGTTTTTAAAAACTTATTTTCTTTTTATTTACAGTAACATATATTATCATGTCAAAATTAGAAGACGAAATCAATAGCTTAGTTAAAGAAGGCAGGATCTAGAAATTTTCTCAGCCCGCTAAAGAGCCGTGGGAATTTCAGGCCAGTAAAGTCTCTGATACTAAGATTAAAAATGAATTAAAGAAGTAGAATAAGAAAGTTAAATAACTTGAGGCTGACCTAAAGTAAGCTATTTCTTCTATTAAAGAAAAAACTGATTTAGGTGATTAAAGCTTTAAGAAATTAGCTATAGGATATCATTAATAAGATCCTAAAATAATTGAAGCTGTAAAATTACTAAAAGACCATATGGGTTTTGAAGTAAAAACACACGATATAAAAGAACTTGACCCAGAGTTTACTTATAAACAGAAATAATTAATAGATGACAAAGAATTTTAAGCTGGTCAAAATGTTATTTATTAAAAATCTGGAAGTTAATGGATGCCAACTGGTAAAGCTATTGATGCCCTTGAAACTGCTGTGGGTATTGATAGACTTAACTTATCACATAATGTAATTAGAGAATTACTATTATTAGATAAGTTCCCAGATATTTCTTTTGGTTCCTTAAAATCTGGATTAAAATCGGCTTGGGAAGCTGCTAAAAATGCATTACACTCACCTGAGATATAAGATGCTATTATAGGTGCTTTGCCTTCCTTAGTTTAGCCTGCCGCTAGATCTTTTGTAAAATAGTTTAATGATAGTAGAGATGTACTTAAAACTCCGGTTGAAAGTATCTCTGTTCCATTAAGTTATAATACAATGTAAGACTTAAACATCCCAGAAATAATATGTATGTTCTGTCCAACTGACACAGAACTCGTATAAGGACTAACTCCTATTAGTCCAAAAACATTATAAATAGAAATAAAACATGCTAGGAAAGAGCTACTTATAAAAACAGCACCAGGTGTGTCTGACACATTTGCTATTGTAAATCCTTATGAATGTTTTATTAAAGTTGATGACAGTAATAATCAAGACTATTTTGCAAAATATAATCCTTAAACCTATAATACTGACAATGGAATGTATACACAAGAAACTACGACCGCTGGACCATTCAATATGTTAGACTTTTATAGAGGATTCTATTTCTTAGGTGCTAAATGTAAATATACCCCTATTATGTCATAGGATCTAGCATCAGGATAAGTGACAGTGTCTGTCGTTTGCAACTAAATAACTGGTGTTACCAGTTAGGATAGAAAAATAGCTAGTAACTCTGTTGTACTAAGATCAGATTTTGTGAATTCATCAACTAGATTTATTGCTAATAATAACTTGTCAGTAATATCAGCCTGCATGGCACCATCATGTGGCTTATATGAAACTATTCCATTTTCATCTACGGAGGAAGTTTAACTTATTAGTCCTCTTACCGATTATGTACTGAGACCCAGGTTACATATTCATGATTAGAATTATACTTCATCTATAAATGACTCAGGAATAAACGGCTTATTTGTCCTTTAAGGCACTGGTTTGCCTGAAGACACTACTATAGGAAAACTTTAAATATTTTTGAGTGTTGCTGTTGTTAATACTGATTAAGCATAGGTCTCTGATGCTTTGTAGACTAAACCATTAGATCACACTCATATGCTTTAAAGTTACCTATGGAACTAATGTTCTAATTTGTTCTTTACACCTGAAGACTAGAGAAGATAGTTCTGTAAGAAGTTCATGGCAAGTCCTGAACACTGGAATTTACATGCAGCTAAGAAATTCTTCGCAGGAGTTTCAGCTACACTCCCAACAGGAGTTGAAACCTTCTAAGGTTCTGTTGCATCTAACAAAGGACGTTAAGTAATGTCTTTTGCTGAATTCTGATGAGGAACATGATTGACTTGATAAGTCCGTATATCAAACTTTAGGTCTACTCTCTGTTGATTTAAAGTCGTCTCTGAACAAGGGTTTGGTGTTCAGTAGTATTGTCCAG